GCTGGATGGGCTCCTAAATGGCAAAAAAGAGTGTATCTCTATCTGTCGGTCGAGGCGAGAAGTTACCCGCAAAGCAGGGGGCTGGGCTGACTGCCAAAGGGCGTGAGAAGTATAATCGCGAGACTGGATCAAATTTAAAAGCACCAGCACCGAATCCAAAGACCAAGGCTGATGCGGGGCGCAAGGCGTCCTTTTGTGCCAGGATGGGCGCGGTTGCTGCCAACGCTAAGGACGGCGAACGTGCTAAGGCTTCTCTTAAACGATGGAAGTGTTAATCATGAAAACTTGTTTCTGTTGCAAAACAGAAAAACCATATATTTTGTTTTTTAAGCACAATCAAACAAATGATGGTTATCATAGTTGGTGCAAAGAATGTTGCACTAAAGGTAACATTCGTTCCCGCACAAAACAAAACTCTACAATTGAAGGTCGTGCAAAAGTCTTTTTGCAAAACGCAAAAAAAAGCGCAGTTAAACGCCAGCAAGTGTTTGCGCTTACGGTAAAAGACATTGTAAATTGTTGGACAGATCAAAAAAGCATTTGCGCATATAGTGGGCGTGAAATGACATTAGTTGCAGGAAAACTCAATACAGTATCTATTGAGCGTATTAATAGCTTTGAAGGCTATACTGTTGAAAATACAATTCTTGTTTGTCAAGCAATTAATCGAATGAAATCTGATTTTGATTTTGAAGATTTTTACGATTTGTGCCGAGATGTTGCTAATTTTCTTGGTGATGACCAACTTAAACTTGCTGTTGGAGATTACAAATGAGTAAGCCTGGTTTATACGCTGCAATTCATGCTAAACGTGAGCGCATTAAAGAAGGCTCTGGCGAGCGCATGAATAAAGTAGGGAGCAAGAACGCCCCCACTGCTAAAGATTTTAAACAATCTGCTAAGACGGCTAAGAAGAAGTAATATGCCTTTAGTTAAATCACCCACTAAAGAAGCCTTCCGTAAGAATGTGAAGGCTGAAGTCAAAGCCGGAAAGCCTATTCGTCAAGCCGTTGCAATCGCTTACTCTGTGAAAAGAAATGCTAAAACCAATAAATGACAATATCGTAGTCAAACCAGACCCCTTCGTTCAGTCTGGGCTAATTATCATGCCTGAAGAGGATATGCGCACAGGTGTTGTGGTCGCTGTTGGTCCTGGCAAGAAGGGATCAAACCGCCCACTAATGGTATCGGTCGGGGATCACATCATGTATAGTGGCACTATTGACCAAGAATTTGATGGTTTTTTGGTAATGAAGGACAAGGATGTCATTGGGACTGTATGATACTTACCAGACAACAAGCAATAGCGCAAAACGCAGCCCGATATTTTACGGGCAATGCTTGTATTAATGGTCATGTAACAGAACGGTACACAGCTAACAAAACTTGTTGTGAGTGCGCAAACGCAACTGCCAACAAAACAAAAGCAAAAGACCGACAAAAATATGTTGCGTCTTCTACTAATTGGCAACGTCTTAATCCAGATAAAGTCCACGCAAGTGTGCTTAAAGCCAATCGTAAAAATCCTGCTCGTCGCAATTTATGGACTGCAAATTACAAGCAAGCTAAAATAAAGCGTATGCCTGCTTGGTTAAATAGCGGTCAAATATTTGAGATGGAAAGCGTATACACATATTGTTCTGCGCTGAGAGGCTGCGGTCTTGACTATCATGTTGACCATATTGTGCCTTTACGAGGTAAAATTGTTTCAGGCCTTCATGTGCCGTGGAATTTACAGGTTATTCCAGGATCGGATAACGTAAAAAAAGGGAACCGGTTCGATGGCTATTAAAGATAAAGACATTATTTCTGTTGCTAAAGCCAGATTTACTATGGCTGTTTCAGCTTACTCAGAAAGTCGTGAGGACGAGCTAGATGACCTGCGTTTTTATGCTGGAAGTCCTGATAACGCGTGGCAATGGCCAGCCGACGTGCTTCAAACCAGAGGCTCCGTCCAAGGTCAGACCATCAACGCCCGCCCCTGCCTCACCATCAACAAACTCCCCCAGCACGTCAGACAAGTTACCAACGATCAACGCCAAAATCGACCAAGTGGGAAGGTAATTCCCGTAGACGACAAGGCTGACGTTGAAGTGGCTGAGATCTTTGACGGGCTGGTTCGCCACATTGAGTACATCTCTGATGCGGATGTGGCGTATGACACGGCGTGTGAGAATCAGGTGTCGTATGGCGAGGGCTATATCCGTCTGCTGACTGAGTACTGCGACGACAATACCTTTAACCAAGACATTAAGATTGGTCGCATTCGTAATTCGTTCTCAGTCTACATGGATCCCACCATCCAAGACCCGTGTGGGTCGGATGCGCAGTGGTGTTTCATTACTGAAGACCTGACCAAAGAAGAGTACGAGCGTCAGTTCCCTGATGCGCAGCCTATATCGTCAATGATGCAGCAAGGTGTTGGGGACGCTTCTATCTCGCAGTGGGTGAGCGAGAATACAGTCAGGATTGCTGAGTATTTCTATATTGAGCATGAGAAGGCGACACTGAACCTGTACTACGGTAATGTGAGCGCCATGAAAGGCTCGGTTGAAGATCAAGACATGGTCATGCGTGGCATGAAGCCAATTCGCACCAGAACTGTTGACATTAAAAAGGTCAAATGGTGCAAGATTAATGGTTTTGAGGTGCTTGAGTCCCAAGATTGGGCGGGTGCATCTATCCCTGTGGTCAGAGTGGTTGGTAACGAATTTGAAGTTGATGGTCGTATTTATGTCTCTGGTATTGTGCGTAACGCTAAAGATGCGCAGCGCATGTATAACTACTGGACTAGCCAAGAGGCTGAGATGTTAGCCTTGGCGCCCAAAGCCCCGTTTATTGGCTATGGTGGTCAGTTTGAAGGCTACGAGATGCAATGGAAGACGGCGAATACGACCAACTGGCCGTATCTGGAAGTCAACCCCGATGTGACTGACGGTATGGGCGGTGTACTGCCCCTGCCACAACGTGCGCCCCCGCCACTGCCCCAAACAGGTTTGATTCAAGCTAAGATGGGTGCTAGTGACGATATTAAAGGCACGACTGGTCAATATGACTCAAGTCTTGGGCAAACCTCTAACGAGCGTTCTGGTAAAGCTATCTTAGCCCGTGAGCGTCAGGCGGATGTCGGCACATACCACTATGTGGATAACTTAGCCCGTGCTGTGCGCTACATTACCCGTCAGATCGTGGACTTGGTGCCTAAGATTTATGATACCGAGCGTATTGCTCGTATTATTGGCATTGATGGCGAGACAGACATTGTTAAGGTCAACCCTAACCAGCCAATGCCGGTCAATAAGATTGTGGATCAGCAAGGCATTGTGCTTGAGAAGATTTATAACTTGGGTGTGGGTAAGTACGATGTGTGCGTGACTACCGGTCCAAGCTACATGACTAAGCGTCAGGAAGCTCTGGAAGCGATGGCGCAGCTCTTGCAAGGCAACCCACAGTTGTGGGCGGTTGCAGGCGACTTGTTCATTAAGAACATGGATTGGCCTGGTGCGCAGGAGATGTCCAAGCGCTTTGCCAAGACCATTGATCCTAAGTTGATGGAAGGTGGGGATGACTCGCCTGAGATGCAGGCGGCTAAGATGCAAATGGATGCGATGAACCAAGAGATGCAGCAGATGATGAGTATGCTTCAGAATGTGTCTAAGTCTGTCGAGGTTCAAGAGCAGCAACGTGCGGATTATGAGGCTCAGATCAAGGCGTTTGATGCCGAGACTAAGCGTATCTCTGCCGTGCAAGCTGGCATGACCTTTGAGCAGATTCAGGACATTGTGAGCGGCACTATTGCTGCTGCCTTGGATACTGGGGACTTGATTGGTGGCGCTCCACAGCGTCAGCCGTTTGAGATGCCACAAGAACAGATGCCCCCTCCTGACCAAATGATGTCGCCCCCTGACCAAATGCAGCAAATGCCAATGGAGCAACAACCGTGAAAGCCTGTGATTTTGTAGGTATGCTGTTTCTAGCACGGGATGTGACCCATTCTGTGCATTTGAACACCCGCAGTTATTCTAAGCACAAAGCCTTGCAAAAGTTCTATGAGAATATCATTGAACGTGCAGACGCATTTGCTGAAGCCTATCAGGGCAGAAGTGGCTTGATGGGTCCAATCTCTCTGAGTTCTGCTAAAAAGACTACAAATGTAGTTGAGTTTTTAGAAGGTCAGTTAGAAGACATTGAAGCTAATCGTTATAAAATCTGCGACAAAGACGACTCCACAATGCAACAATTGGTGGATAATATCATTGAGTTGTATTTGACAACCCTCTACAAGTTAAAATTTTTAGCCTAGGAAATAATGATGGAACTTTTGAAACCATTGGCAAAAGCCGACTTCCCTGGCGCAGTTGTTGCGTACACGGGATCAGCGGGTAACACTACGACATGGAATGCCGGTCCCCAAGGCGTAATCATCTGGTCAACAACTCCCGCTTACGTCGAAGTCGGCGAAGGTGCAGTTGCCACGACCGCTAGCACACCAATCCCTGCCTTTACTCCTATTCCGTTTGCCGTGCCTAATGGCTCAGGTGGATTGTGGAGAGTGAGCGCCATTCAAATATCTGAGGCTGGCTCGGTGTATTGCAAACCGGTCAATAAAGAATGAGTTTCGGTGTCGCACTGCGAAATGGCGTAGCGATCGGGCTTGGCAGTATTGCCACGCTCTTTTCTGGATACGGGCGTGATACTAACTCTGGTAATCTCGAAACTGAATCAGGTGCTAACCTCGTACAAGAGGATGGCGGCTTTATATTGTTGGAGTAAAACTATGCCCACAGTAACTTTATCTATTTTTGCGGGTGTAGGCGCCCAATTATTTGATGACAGCGGCAACCCGCTAACAGGTGGAAAAATTTATACTTACGAAGCGGGCACTTCTACACCGCTTACTTCGTACACTTCTAGCGCTGGCAATACTGCGCATTCAAATCCCATTATTTTAAATGCCGCAGGCAGAGTGCCAACGGGTGAAATTTGGCTTGATTATGCAAAGTTATACAAATTCATTGTACGAACGTCTGCCGATGTTTTAATAGCTACTTACGATAATATTGGGGGCAGTTTTAACGCATCTCCTATTATTGCTAACTTTACAGGCACAGGATCACAAGTAAATTTTAGTTTATTGTCTGCACCCGCTAATGAAAATAGCACTCAAATTTATATTAACGGTGTGTATCAACAAAAAAATACTTATTCCGTTGCGGGAACTGTTGTTACATTTTCTGAAGCACCTCCGGTTACTTCAACAATTGAAGTCAACTACGTTTAAAGGTTAAATCATGGCAGATGCAAAAATTTCAGCACTACCCGCTTCAACTACACCGCTTGCTGGTACCGAGGTGCTGCCAATTGTTCAAAGCAGCACAACCAGACAGGTCAGCGTTGCCAATTTGACCGCTGGTCGTGCAATTAGCGCAACTCAACTTACATTAACCACAGGCAATCTTATTGTTGCAAGTGGTCAAGGCATTGACTTCTCTGCTGACCCTGCTGCTGCGGGGATGACATCCGAGTTGTTGGATGACTATGAGGAAGGGACATTCACCGCAACGCTTGCGGGGTTTACGACAAATCCGACAACACCCGTTACTTCGACATCAAGATATACAAAAATTGGTAGGCAAGTTTCGTGTCAAATTAATTTTGTAAGTGTCGATACAACAGGTGCTTTAGGTGCAATTCTTGTGCAAGGTTTGCCTTTTGCCGCTGGTTCAGAAACAATTGGCGCAGCAGCACAAGGTGCTATGTCAAGCACAAATATTCCTGCTGCGCTTTTAGGTGCAGGCGCAACGCAAATGGAAATTATAGCTTCTAACGCAAGAATAAACCTTCCGTTTACTGCTGGTGCGGGGCAATTTTTGCAAATCAATATTACTTACACGGTGTAAGGAAAAACTATGTCTTTGACCAAAGTATCTTATTCAATGATTGAGGGCGCAATTGCCAACATCATTGACTACGGCGCAGACCCAACAGGCGTTGCGGATAGCACAGCAGCTATTCAAGCTGCGATTAATGCAAGCAAATCCGTGTACATTCCGCCTGGCACATTTAAAGTCACAGCACCAATTATTCTTTCTCAAAACAACTTTGAGATAACAGGAGTAAAAGGTAAGTCTATTTTGATGGGTGGGGGCGGCGGCGATATTTTTGGTATGTTTAAAGTTGCTGTTGTATTTACTGCTGAATTTGGTTTGATTGAAAATCTTACTTTTGATAGTGATGACCACACTAAAGTTAGATGGGCGATTAGCACAACCGCACCTGTATATTTGTCACACGTTACCATTTCGGAATGTAATTTTAACGCTCGATTAGCGGGTGGAATTATTGCGCTAATGATTGCGTGTCACATTTCAAGATGCGTGTTTGGCGTGTTTGAGCGAAACCTTGGGAATAGCATGAAAGCTATTCAATCTATTGGTCAAGTTTCTCCTAGCGTTGCAACAACAAACATTAACGTCATTGAGCAATGCGAATTTGCGTATTGTGGCTCTCCAGAAACTATAGTTGAGTTTGAAACTGGTTTTAAAGTTGTGTTTAGAGACTGTATTTTTGAACAATTAACACCTACTTTAGCGGTTGTTTTATTAACTGGTATTGCATTTCCTGTGTTTGATGGATGTTGGTTTGAAAACGCACAAGGAACAACTGATGCTGGAAAATGTGTAATCTATACTAAAAAAGATGCAAATAATATTTCTTGCGAAGTGTTAACTGTAAATGAATGTCTTTTTCATACATATTCAACCATTCCAAGTGGTTTAATAAATTTTGGCGATAGCACAAGAAAGCACCTTGAATTTAATAAAAATTTCATGGTTGACTTGCAATCGACGGTTCTGGTCGGTGGCAATTCTTCTGCAACAATGCTTAGTACTTACGGAAATTCCGCAACCGTAGATGTTGGCGGCGATGCTTCTGGATTTCAGTATGACTCACCCGCTGCTTTTGACTTAGGTGTCAGACTGAGTACTGGCGGCAGCAATCTTAACGATTACGAAGAAGGAACATGGACACCAGCAGGTAACGGAGTCACTTTGACTTTAAATGGTGTTCAACGGTACACAAAAGTTGGTCGTATTGTCACAATTCAAGGGGACATTACTTTTCCAACCACTGCTGACGTTGGGTTAGCAACTATATCTGGTTTGCCTTACGCAGCCGGAACTTCTGCTGCATATGCAATTGGGTTTAGTAACGAAGCAGGTATTTTAAGGTGTGTAACCTCCGCAGGTTCTGCTACTGTTGGTTTTTACATTGGCGCAGCAAACGCAACAAACGCTAATTTAAGTACGGATAGGATTATTTTTTCTGGTTCTTATACTGTTTAATTTTTGATTTTAATTGGAGTATTAAAATGGCTATTACTAAAGAATTGATTGTTGACCGCATCGAAGTCCTTGAGAACGGTTGCGTTCAAGTACGCACCAAGACCGCTATCATGGAAGATGGTAAACAGATCAGCGGATCATTCCATCGTCACGTTGTCGCTCCAGGCGATGACTACGCTGCGGAAGATGCACGAGTTAAAGCTATCTGCAAAGCAACGCATACGTCTGCCGTAGTGTCTGCGTATAAGGCTTCGCAAACTAAGTAAAATACTGTATATTAAACGTACTGGTGCGCCCACCAGGGTTTCTTAGGAAACAAAAATGTCAGACGAAGTAAGCCAAGCGGAAGTGCCCGCGCCGGAACTGGAAGCTACGGTAGCCCCAGTATCTGAAGTACAAACGCCGGAAGTAGACCAAGACCAGCAGCCAGCCAAGACCTTTAGTCAGGAAGAACTGGATGCAGCCATTGGAAAACGGCTCGCAAGAGAGCAACGTAAGTGGGAAAGAGAGCAGGCTCAACGAGCGCAACCACCTGTGCAGTCAGCTACTCCCGTAGCGCCAGAACAGTTTGAATCGACCGATGCGTATGTAGATGCATTAGCAACGCAGAGAGCCGAACAACTTTTGGCACAACGAGAGCAGAATAAGCAAAGGACGGAACTCCTAGAGTCGTATCACGACAAAGAGGAAAAGGCACGGGAGAAGTATGACGACTTCGAGCAAGTCGCCTATAACCCAAACCTTCCAATCACTGATGTGATGGCTCAGTCGATTCAAGCATCTGATATTGGTCCCGAAGTGGCTTACCACTTAGGCGCTAATCCGAAAGAAGCTGAACGCATCGCCCGCCTATCGCCAATCTTGCAGGCTAAAGAAATTGGTAAATTGGAAGCTAAATTAGCCTCTGACCCGCCAGTTAAGAAAACATCTAACGCGCCAACGCCTATTAGTCCTCTCACTGCCAGAAGCTCGGGTTCGCCCGCATACGATACAACTGACCCACGCTCTATCAAAACGATGAGTACGTCAGACTGGATCGAAGCCGAACGGCAGCGTCAGGTTAAAAAGCATGAAGCGCTACGCAACCGCTAACTTACTTTTAGGAAATTATCATGGCTAATAGCCTTCTTACCATTGACATGATTACCCGTAAGTCTCTCGAAATCCTCGAGAACAATCTGGTACTCACACGCAACGTAAACCGCCAGTACGACGACTCCTTCGCTGTTGAAGGTGCCAAGATTGGCTCGACTCTCCGTATCCGCCTGCCCGATCGTGCGCTGGTAACTGACGGTGCTGCCCTGCAAGTTCAGGCAGACAACGAACAGTTCACAACGCTGACTGTGTCCAGCCAAAAGCATATCGGCGTGAACTTTACGTCTGCCGAACTTACAATGCAATTGGATGACTTCGCAGAGCGTGTCTTGAAGCCTCGCGTCTCGCAGTTGGCATCTTCGGTTGACGCCGACGTTGCGACTTCGTACAAAGGCATCTACAACACAGTTGGCTCACCAGGCACTACGCCTGCGACTTCCTTGGTTCTGTTGCAAGCCAACCAGAAGCTCAACGAATTTGCCACTCCGATGGATCAGCGCTACGCAACGGTTAACCCCGCTGCCAACGCCGGTCTGGTTGAGGGCATGAAAGGTCTGTTTAACCCAACCGGCACTATCAGCCGCCAGTTCAAAAACGGCATGATGGGTGAAGGCATTTTGGGTCTGGACGAGATCAATATGTCTCAGTCAATCAGCAACCACACGAACGGCGATTGGGGCACTGCCATCACTGTGACGTCTACCGTTGCAACTCAAGGTCAAGCCACTCTGCCAATCAGCTTCACTGGTTCGAGCAAGACATGGAACGTGGGCGACGTATTCACCATCGCTGGTGTGTTCGCTGTTAACCCACAGACACGTCAATCGACAGGTAGCTTGCAACAGTTTGTTGTGACTGCTGCGGTAACTGGTTCTTCGACAGCTACTCTGGACATCAGCCCCGCTCTGTACACAGCCAGCAACGCATTGGCTACTGTGTTCTCTTTCCCACAAGCCGGTGCTGTTGTGACGATGGTTGGTTCGGCTACTGTTAGCTACCCACAGAACCTGATCTACCACAAAGATGCCATTAGCTTTGCTACGGCTGACTTGTTGTTGCCACAGGGCGTGGATATGGCTTCGCGCCAAGTCCATAACGGTATTTCGTTGCGTATCGTGCGTCAGTACGACATCAACAACGACCGTCTCCCTTGCCGTATTGACGTGCTGTATGGCTACAACGCCATCCGTCCCGTCACTGCCGTCCGTCTCTGGGGCTAAATCAGTGGGGGCTTCGGCCCCCATTCGTAATTTATTTAAAGGAAATTTATCATGGCACTTTCTAATGGCACAGGCGGTTATCAGGTCGGCGCAGGCGCAACTGACGAAGCAATTATGTTCGTTCAGGGCGCACCTACTGCATTGGCTGCCGCAGCAACCGCAACGGCTGCACAACTCCAAAATGGTCTGTTTACTTTTGACGGCACCGCTGGCAACCTAACATTGCCAACAGTTGCTTTGTTAGAAGCAGGCATGCCTAGCGCACAAAAAGTCAATTCTGCATTTGATTTCTTTGTTATCAACATTGATGCTGCTGGTTCTGATACAGTCACTTTGGCTGTTGGCACTGGTTGGTCTATCGTTGGTGTTGCTGCGGTAACTGTTAATACTTCGGCTCATTTCCGTGCGCGTAAGACTAGCGACACGACTTGGACTGCATATCGCATTAGCTAATGTAACAACCCCGTCCTTCGGGGCGGGGTTTAACTTTTTTTGGAATTGATAAAGGAGTTTTAACATGGCAAATAATAAACCGATTGGCGTAGCATACGCTGATCCTTTGCTTGATTCTGTACAAGTTGGTACCTCTAATGAGCCTATTGAAATTAATACTTCAGGCGTATTAAATGGTGCTTATGCGACAACCTCAGCCGCTTCAGGCGACACCCGTCTTAACTTTAGCCGTTTAACTTTTACCTCCACAGGTTCAGGCGAAACTGCACGTTTCTTGACCCGTGTAACTGGTGCTAACGGTGCTACTGCTGGAACTATTAACGGCGCTCACATTAGCTGCGCAGTTAACACTGGTGGCACAATTAGTGGTGCGGCTAACGCTTTGCGCGCAACTATTGGTGGTTCGTCTACTAACCCAGGCGGCACACTTGCTGCGTTGCAACTTGATTCCGATATTGCTTCTGGCGGCACTTGGTCTAACGCATCTTTCTTGCGCGTGACCAACTCTGGCAGTGGCACACTCGGTAACTTTGCAGCATTACCCGCTGTAGCTGTAGATGGCGTATTTCGTGCAAAAGTAGGATCCCCTGTTGTATCGCACACTATTCCTGTGACTAGCGGTGGTGTAACTTACTATATTATGGTTTCTACAATCGCCTAATATGATAATTACAAAAGAGTTTTTGCTGTCTGAAATCTCTGACTTAGAGGCTGAATCACAGAAGGCGCAAGTCTTCTTGGTTCAGGCTCAAGCTACTATTTCAGCATATACGTTGCTTATAAAGAAATTAGACGAGCCAACCGAAAATGCAAATCTATCTTAAACACCCAGTTCATGGTACTAAGATTGCCACCATGAGTCTGGAAGCAGAATATGATGAAACAAACGGCTGGGTGCGGTACAATCCCGATACGCCTGAAGTTGAAGTAGCGGAGCCAGTTAATACGCTAAAACGTCGTCGTAAAACTACGGAGTAAACATGGCCACAACAGCCAATGACCAGATCAACGGCGCTTTGCGCTTACTCGGCGTGTTGGCTGAAGGTGAGACTCCGTCAGCAGCGACATCGCAAGACGCACTTGTTGCGCTGAATCAAATGATCGACAGTTGGAATACTGAGCGTTTAGCCGTATTCTCAACCCAAGACCAAGTGTTTAGTTGGCCTCCAGGCTTCTACGAGCGCACACTGGGACCCACAGGCGACTTTGTGGGCAACCGCCCGATCTTGGTTGAAGACTCCACATACTTTAAAGACCCTGCGTCTGGTATCTCCTACGGTCTTAAGCTGATCAATCAGCAGCAATACAACGGTATTGCAGTCAAGACCGTGACCTCGACCTACCCGCAAGTCATGTGGGTCAACATGACTTACCCAGACATTACAATGACGATCTATCCGGTGCCTACCAAGGTGCTGGAGTTCCACATTGTGTCGGTTGAAGAATTAACAACCCCCGCCAATCTTGCAACAAATTTAGCGTTCCCACCAGGCTATCTGCGGGCGTTTCGCTACTGTTTGGCGTGTGAGTTAGCTCCTGAGTTTGGTGTTGAGCCATCGCCCACAGTCATGCGGGTTGCGATGACCTCTAAGCGTAACTTAAAGCGTATTAACAATCCTGACGACATTATGTCAATTCCTTATTCGATTGTTGGCACTCGTCAGCGCTTTAACATTTTCGCTGGTAACTTCTAGGATTAATTATGGCAAACGTAACCATACCCCAATTACCAGCAGCCACCACTTCGGCTGGAACTGACCTATTGCCTGTAGAGCAAAGTGGCGTTACTAAACAAATGACTAGAACAATTTTGTTGACTAACGCTACGTTAACTACAGCTATTCTCGGAACACCCCAATCTGGCACATTAACGAACTGTACGGGTTTGCCCGTATCTACAGGCGTTAGTGGGCTTGGCACAAACGTGGCTACATTTTTGGGTACACCTTCTAGCGCTAATTTACGCGCTGCCGTAACGGACGAAACAGGTACAGGCGCATTAGTTTTTGCAACTAGCCCGACTTTGGTGACTCCACTTCTTGGCACGCCAACCTCTGGAGTGCTTACTTCATGTACTGGATTGCCACTTACCACAGGCGTGACGGGTGCGTTACCAGTTGCAAATGGTGGCACAGGTGCATCAGAAGCAGTTCAGGCATTAAGTGGCCCTGGTGCGGTAAATATTACAAGTCTTTCCACAGCATTCACATCAACTGCTGCGGGTAATGCGCTGACGCTTGCAGATGGCGCACAAGGCCAACTCAAGACCATTATTTATGTTGCAGAAGCCGCGGGCGGTGATACTGGTGTTTTGACACCAACCAACCTAGGAAGTGCAACCACAATCACATTCAATGCAGTTGGTGATTCGGTGACTCTCCAGTTTGCTGGAACTGATTGGTGGGTCGTTGGATTTCGTGGTGCTGTGGTTGCGTAACATATGAAAACACCAATCTTAGGATCGGCGTATGTTGCCCGCAGCGTTAATGCGGCGGATAACCGCATGGTTAACATGTTCCCAGAAGTCATCCCCGAGGGTGGCAAAGAGCCAGCGTTTCTGAACCGTGCGCCTGGGCTGAAGTTCTTAGCCACAATAGGCAACGGTCCCGTGCGTGGGCTGTGGGTGCTAAAGGCTGACCCAACACGCGCCTTTGTCGTGTCGGGCAATCAGTTCTTTGAGATTGACAGTAGCTACACAGCGACCCTGCGTGGTACGGTAAATGGTACGGGCCCCGTGTCAATGGTAGATAACGGCACTCAGATTTTTATTGCTACAAACCCTAATGGCTATATCTTTAACACGTCTACAAACGTGTTTGCTCAGATTACTGACCCAGACTTCCCTGGTGCTGTGACGGTAGCGTACCTTGATGGTTACTTTATTTTTAACCCGCCTAACTCGCAAAGGTTTTATTTAACCGCGTTGTTAGATGGCACTTCGGTTGATCCGCTAGACTTTGCAAGTGCTGAAGGCTCGTCTGACGGGCTGGTCGCACTCATTGTCGATCACCGCGAACTGTGGCTCTTTGGTACAGACTCAATTGAAGTCTGGTATGACGCAGGGCTGTCTGACTTTCCCTTTGTACGCATCCAAGGCGCGTTTAACGAGCTAGGATGCGCTGCCCCATACTCTGTTGCCAAGTTGGACAACGGACTGTTCTGGCTCGGTTCTGACGCCCGTGGTAAGGGTATCGTATACCGTGCTGAAGGCTACACGGGAAAACGCATGAGCACCCACGCAGTTGAGTGGCAGATCCAGCAGTACGGCGACATCTCGGATGCCATTGGCTACACCTATCAGCAAGACGGTCACGCTTTCTACGTCTTGATCTTCCCAAGCGCAAATACGACTTGGGTGTTTGATGTGGCGACTCAAGCGTGGCATGAGCGTGCAGGGTTTGTAAACGGTGACTTTACCCGCCATCGTTCTAATTGCCAAATGGCGTATAACGGTGAAGTCATAGTAGGTGACTACCAGAACGGTAACATCTACTCTTTTGATTTGGATGTGTACGCTGACAATGGTCAAATCCAGAAGTGGCTACGCTCATGGCGGGCGCTGCCCACGGGTCAGAATAACCTGAAGCGCACAACACAGCACTCCATGCAGTTAGATTGCGAAACGGGTGTAGGCTTAAACGGTGTTGATCAAACTGAAAATGTTGAATGGTTTTTTTACACTTCTAGTGGAGATCAACTTGTAACCACTAGCGGCGATTTGTTAATGTTTTCGCCACCCTTTGTACAGGGCGCTAATCCACAGGCGATGTTGCGTTGGTCAGATGATGGTGGTCACACATACTCTAACGAGCATTGGAAGTCTCTTGGCAAGATCGGCGTATTCCAACGTCGTGCTATCTGGCGCAGGCTTGGCATGACTTTGAAGTTGCGGGATCGGGTGTACGAATTGTCAGGTACTGATCCGGTCAAGATTGCTATTGTCGGCGCTGAACTAATACTGAGTCCTACAAATGCCTGATATTACCCAAATCATGCCCCCAAGGGTGCCGCTTGTAGATCAGCGCACGGGGCTAATTTCGCGGGAATGGTATCGGTTCTTTTTCAATCAGTTTGAAAAAGTAAGCGGCAGTGCTGCGTCTTTAGAAGATGTACAGCTTGGGCCAGTTGAAACAGACTCTTTTGTTTTTGAGTTCATTAAAAACATTACGCAGTTTGCCATTCAACCGGCACAAGATGGCGTTGTTGATCAGATTGCAGAGATGCAAAAGCAGATCCAAGCGGCAGAACTTAGTTCTGAGGGCGCTCTTATGGCGCTACAAGCGCAGTTAGCCAACTTATTTGCCGACGTGCAAGGGTTAGCGCTATCGCCTCCTGTGACGCCCCAGTTAAAACGGGCAAGGTACGGGTCGTTTTACGACACCACCACGCAGACAGGTACGACCATTAACACGGCTAAAGCCATTACGTTTAACACGACTGACCTCAGCAACGGGGTGTACCTTGGTACGCCGACCTCACGGGTATACGTCGATACGCCAGGGATTTACAACTACGATATGTCGTTTCAGCTAGATAAGACTAGCGGCGGCGTAGGTAACTTTTACATTTGGTTTAGGCTTAATGGCGTGGATGTTGCCAACAGCGCTAGTTATATACAGATTCAAGGCAATAACCATGAGATATTTTCCTCGTTAAATTACTTTTTTGATTTAAACGCAGGGGATTATGTTGAAATAATGTTTTCGGTTTCAACTCTTAGTGTTGAAGTTGCGGCCTTTGCTGCTGCTGCACCTGTCCCAGCCATACCCTCTATCATTCTGACCGTTGCAAATAATATCGAAGGAGCATCAACATGACCGTAACCGTAAAGGTACTTGTACCGGCAAAGACTGCTGAAAACGCCCAGACAACGCAATATACTGCGTCGGGTGTGACTGCGCTGATTGACAAGTTTACCGCAACCAACTATAGCGGTTCGGCTGCCACTATCAGTGTGAACTTGGTAACTGCGGCGGGATCAGCCGGTAACGACAACTTAATTGTCAAGACTAAGACCTTGCAGCCATCCGAGACGTATACGTTTCCTGAGCTAGTAGGGGCAGCGCTTATGCCCAGTGGCTTCATCTCGACCTTGGCAGGAACGGCTTCTGCGGTTAACATTCGTGTGTCGGGTCGAGAGATTACATAATGAGTCATTTAGAGTCTTTGCGCAGCGCATTTGAGACTACGCTACAACTGCCTGCTGTAGCGGGTGAGTGGCTGTTGATGCTGTACGAGACAATTCAATTGCTAGATGATTGCGCTGATGACGATAAGATTCAACGATCTGACTTGGATTCTGTTATTTGGGCTTCTTTGGTAGCTATGCCGTCCAATGCGTTTTATTTGGCAAACCAGAAAGAATTAGCGTCTGCTGTGGCGAATATGATTTTAAAATGGCAAGCGTCCGATAAAGTAGAACGCGCAGGCAAACATGACGAAGTGTCTTTTGTTTGGCGCGCTGGGTACTACGATGTTGTATTAACTGTTGTTCGGTTATGCCACGGAGTAGCAATTGCGCACCAATGCGCTGCCGATGTCATGCGATTGTACGGCGAAAAATACAGCGATTATGTAAAGGAGTTCGATAATGCCTGATCCAATTAGCGGCATGGCAGTAGCCAGTATTGGCGGTTCTTTAATCTCAGCCGGCGCTGCGGGAAAAGCTGCGGACACACAAGCTGACGCAACAGAACGCGCTGCTCAACTGCAAAACGAACAGTTTTTAAGAAGCATTGAACTGCAAGAACCGTTTCGCCAAGCGGGATTGCAAGGTCAAAATAGGCTGTTGACTTATCTTGGTATTGGCGGCACACCACAATACGACGACACTGCATATAACAAAGCGCTTGCTGATTACAACGCAAGTCTTTCTAGACTTGATCCGTCGCAGTTTACAACGGGCGGTGGTGGCGGTGGCTATTACACTAGTGGCGGCGGCGAATCTGACCAGATGCCGGTTTACCAAGGAGGCACTGGCGGTACTTTTGACCAAGCGGGTTACGACACAGCGCGGGCTGGAATTGTTGCGCCTGATCGTGAGAAGTTTAGACTTACTAGTGGTGATGTTAACGATCCAAATTTTGGTAAATACGCAACGGCTGAGTATACGCCTGAGATGTTTGCCAAGGGTATGGACCCAGGCTATCAGTTCCGCCTTAAAGAAGGTATGCAAGGTCTTGAGCGCAGCGCTGCCGCCCGTGGTGGTTTGCTATCCGGTGGTACGCTCAAAGGCATCCAGCGCTACGGTCAGGACATGGCATCGCAAGAATATCAAAACGCTTTTAATCGTTACCAAGCAGAGCGCACAGGCACACTTAACCCATACCAATCATTAGCGGGTGTTGGTCAATCTACGGCTAACACGCTTGGTACTATGGGTATGAACTACGCTAACCAAGTAGGCGAGTTATATCAAGGCGGCGCTAACGCAAGGGCTTCTGGTTATGTTGGTGGTGCTAATGCGCTTAATCAAGGCATCAGTGGCGTATCTAATATGTATTTCCAAAATCAATTGCTTAATCGCTTGCCGGTTAGCTCTGGATCAACAGCCGGTGGCTGGACTTCAGCGTAAGGATAAGATATGCCAATTAACCCAAACATTGCATTAGGCATTCAGCCTGTTCAGCAGCCTAATCTTCTTGGCCAGATGGGTCAGATTATGGCCATCCGCGCTGCGCAACAAGAAATGGAAGGCAGTCAAGAAGCAAGAAATTATTTTGCCAAACCGGCTTCTGAGCGTGGTGATCCATCAAGATTGCTTGGCACAAAGCAAGGGCAAGCAGCGTATAAAGCGCTTAACGAAGGACAAGTTAAACAACTTGAAGCTGAACAAAAAAGAATTAATTTGGTCGGTGCGGGCGCAGGCGCAGTGTTGGAAAACCCAACAATGGAAACTTTTACAACTGTAGTTTCTGATTTGGTTAACAGAGGGATATACACGCCTCAACAACGCGATCAAGCGTTTGCAGCTATTGGGAATGACCCGTCAAAAATTAAAGCATTTGTAACACCGATATTTAACCAAGCAATTTCTGCTGAAAAGCGGTTATCTGATATTACATCGCGCGCTAATGCTGCTACGGCTGCTGGCCCTGGTCATCGTCAAGCTTCGGTTGCCGAGCAACGTTTAAAGATGGAACAAGACGAACTTGAGGAAATTCGTAAAATAATACAACAAGGACGTGTGGAAACACCTTCTGTTGCAGTAACACCTTCCGTGGTTAGCATTGGAGGAGGAGGCGGCGGCGCACCAATGCCAACAGCACCTGTTGCTGGCGCAGTAACACCTGTTACAGGCGCAGGGGTGCAACCTAACGTGTTGGCGACACAAGTGACGCCGCCTACAGCACCTCCAGCGCCGTCTGTTAACGCGTTAGATTCAAATGCGCAAGGACAACAAATTATCCAACAAATTAGCCAACTTATCCGCACTGGTCCAAAAGGAAGGCAAGTAGCAGACTCTTTAATTAAAGAATACAATTTATTAAACCCAGCGGGAAAAATTGAGCCCGACGCAAATGGAGTGTTACAAATTGTAAACGAGCGCGCAGGCACTTCTAGACCTGTTATCGGCGCAGATGGTAAACCAGTAATTGCTAAGTCCCCATTTGAATCTGCATACAGTAAAGGTGTTGGCGAAGAAGCAGCTAAGTCTGACGTAGCATTAGTTAGTAGCGCGCAAGCTGCTGTTGCAAAATTACAAGACATTAACCAAACGCTTACGCAACTTAACAAGTCAGACGCAATTACTGGTTTTGGCGCCGATTTACTTACCGATGTTGAGCGGTTTAGAGCGCAATTTACGCAAGATATTAAAGCCGGCAAACGTGTCGCAGATACGCAAATTCTTAATGCTATGCTTGGTTCTGAAGTGTTTGGCATGATCCAATCACTGGGCATTGGAGCAAAAGGTTTAGATACCCCTGCTGAACGCGAATATTTGCGTGAAGTGATGACAGGTACTGTCCGAATGGATAAGGCTGCTCTTATTAAATTGACAGAGATTCGCAAGAACGTTACTGAAAGAGCAATTGACGAGTACAACAAAAAATTGGATAGCGGCGAACTTAATAGGTACTTTGAAACGCGCGGTATAAAACCTAAAAGAATTGAAAAACCAGCCTCGCCTAGTGCGGCGGTTACTGATTCAATAGAAAGTTTAAAAGAAGCAGGACTTTGGCAGTACATGTCGCCTGAGGATCAAAAATTATGGCAGAAATGACCATTGAGCAACAACGCGCTATAGCAATCGCGCGCGCTCGTCGAAAAGCTGAAGAAGAAGCATTGCCTGGCGCAAGATCTGAAACGCCCGAGTGGGGCGTTGAAAACCCAACAGCATTTAAAATTGCTTCTGGTGCTAGAGAGATGCTTGGTCCAACGTTTGAAGCCTTGGGCACAGCGGGGGGCGCCGTGTTAGGTTCAGCTTTAGGTCCTGTTGGTACAGTAGGCGGCGCAGGGCTTGGCTATGGGATGACACAAGAAGTATTGCGTGGTGCGGATGTTTTGCTAGGCCGCGCAAAACCACGAACAGGCATGGAGACTGTAACTGAGCCCGTTGGCAACGTAGCGTTTGGCGCCGTCACAGAAGCGGCTGCGCCTAAAGTTATGTCTTTGTTATCTAAAGGCGCTGGGCGTGTTGTTGACTTTGTTAAAGGAAATCGCCCTGAAATTAAAGCGGCAAATATGCTGCGTCAGTCGTTAGAATCCGGCACACGCTCAGGCGTTGAGCCTGTTCAAAACGTGTTGCGCAACGCACCAGAAGGCATGACTGCTGCGCAAGCAACTACTGATCTTAAAGCACCTTTGTGGCAATCGTTAAACGCTAGTGTTGCTCGACAGCGCGGTGCGGTGGATGATTACGCAAACGTGCTTGCTAATCAGCAAGCCAACGATTTAGCTGATTTGGCTAAGTTTGCAGGCGGCGATACCGCTACTGAAGTACGTCAATCTGTAACGGGCGCTAAACGCGCGTTAGGCGCAACAACTGAGCCAACTAAAAAAGCAGCACTTACTGCCGCTTCTGATGTTAGCGAAACTATGGTTGGGCTAAAAGGTGAGGCTGCAACAGCGCGAGAAGCAGCCGAAATAAAAACTGCCGATGCACGGCGCATGGCATCCGCCGCTGAAAAAGCTGCCGCCCGCGCTAACAAAACATTTCCTGTTGAAGGGCAGCCCCGTGTGTCTGGAAAGTATAGTTACTGGGGTACTGAAGCGGCTGAGACTGCTGAAAAGCAATTGTCTGACGCCGCAAGCGGTTCACTTAAATTTGGTGACGCTGCCAGGCTACGCGAAGCAGCATTAGAAAGTTTGCAAAACGCTGGGCTTGTGCCACTTGAAGGCAAACCTTTAGCAGATCAAATTCGTGCGCTAACAAAAGACCCTGCGTTTGCCGGTAATCGCGAACGTGCAATTGCGCTTAATCGTGTAGCTAAAGAAATTGAACAATGGACTTCTTCTAATGGTGTGGTAGATGCTCACGCATTAGATGCAATCCGCAAAAACGTAGTCAATTCTATTTTTGCAAACAGCCCGTTAGACCCTAAAGCTAAAGCTAAAGCTGTTGCGCAAACAATGAACGATATTCGTCCTGCGATTATTGACGCAATAGAATCCGCTGGTGGTACTGGCTATAAAGACTATTTGCAGTCATATCAAAAAGGCATTCAATCTGTTAATCAAAAGCAGCTAATGGGCGCTGCGCTTGATATGTATAAAAACAAACCTGATGAGTTCATTAAACTTGTTGATGGTGACATCCCCAAGTCTGTTGAAAAAATTATGGGGTTTGGTAATTTTAGTGTTGCGGATGAACTTGGCCCTGAAGCGATGGCTACTTTGCGCAGCGCAGCGCAGACGTTGAAAAACGCTAAAGAAATGACTGCACAATCGTCAATGGCGCAAGATGCGTTGCGTGAATTGCTTGCAGAAAACGTGTCGCTTATGCGCTTGCCATCTTTAATCAGTGCTAAATTTGCCGCAACAAACGTTGCAATTGGTATTTTAGAAAAGAAAATTGGCAAAGATGTTATGAAAGCACTTGTTGACGGTTTAAAAACCGGCAAAGGCGCTGCTGAATTATTAGACACGCTTCCTACTAGCGAAAAGAATCGTGTGCTTAAACTTTTGTCCGATCCAAGAAATTACGGTGTCCCAGCAGGCGGTTTAGCTACAGGCGCGGCGAGTGCCACTGGTGCTGATGAATATATTAGCGGGCTAACAAAAGATCCTGTTGGAACGCTCACAGGGGCAAACAAACTAGCACCACAAAAACTATACCAAAACCGCAACTCTCTGAGGCCGTAGCATGGATTCACAAATGTTGTTTAACATCGTCATTGGTCTGGCTTCGTTCTTCGGCGGCTGGGTGCTTAACAATATCACCAAGGCTATTGACCGCCTTGATGATGACGTGCGCAAAATGCCCACAACATATCTTTCTAAAGATGAATACCACCGCGACATTGCTGAGATCAAAAGTATGCTGTGCAAGATTTTTGACAAGCTAGACAACAAGGTAGACAAATAATGGATCCGATTACCATACTCGCGGCGCTCGGACCACTTGCTGTAGACTTAGGGAAATCCCTAATCGGACGGTTTATTCAATCTGACGTCTACAAGCCAACCAACGTGGGCGAGTATGTGCAGATGCGTAACGTCGATTTAGAGATGTTTAAGGCGATGAATAACGCTGGGGCTGGTGGTAACACCTACCCGTGGGTTGAAGCGATTGTGCGCCTCATGCGCCCCTCTGTAGCGGCAATTGCCCTAGGCACATGGTCGTTTATGATGGTGACAGGGCAAGACAACCCAGCCGTAAATAATTTTGCCTCTGCTGTTGGCTTCTACTTGTTTGGCGACCGCACACTCTTTTACGCGCAGAAGAAATGAATACAAACTGGAAGCGCTCGTTTGATCTGATGTTGCAGTCCGAAGGTGGGTTTAGCGATGACACACGCGACAACGGTAACAAGTTACCCGATGGTCGCCCAGGCTCCACGATGCTGGGTGTCACGCAGTACAACTGGGAACAATGGCTTGGACATGAGGTCACACATGAACAAATGCGTAAACTTACTGCGGCGGATGTTGAACCATTTTACAAGCGGAAATTTTGGGACGCCGTGCGAGGTAGTGCTCTACCTCTCGGTATTGATTATCTCGTGTTTGATTTTGCTGTAAACGCAGGGCCTGGTCGCTCGTCCAAACTTCTACAGACCGCTGTAGGTGTGCCTGCCGATGGCATGATCGGACCAATCACATTAGGTGCCGTAGCCGTCTATTCTCCAACCCAACTTATTGATAAGTTCTCAGAAGCCAAAATCGACTTCTATCGTGGGTTGTCAAATTTTGACGTCTACGGCGTCGGTTGGATGAACCGTGTTAAGCACGTCCGTAAGGCTGCGCTTGAGATGGTGGGCTCCAACCAAACTTAAGCCACGTCTTTTGCACGTCGGTAGACGCTGCAGGGACGTAGACGAACGTAGGGTCGTCTCTAAGTGGACAAGCTGCTTTCTTCATGCAACGATCGTTTAAGTCACACCAAGTGATGTGGCTGCAAACACAAGTTTCATCTATCTGATTCGAGGTTGACATAGCGTACTCTCCCTGAGATGGCAATTAAATCTGGTTGTTGTTTCTTAGCTTTTTCTGCTGCTAGTTTTAGTGCTGGTGGTAACTGATAGGGCTTCACGTCTTTTAATTTCTCTGTTGACATACCACACCGCCTTTTTTAAGTCTTCGATTGCGTCGTGTTTAAGATCAGCACGCCAAATATATTTTATGGCATTCCCTAAGCAAAAGTTCATAGTTTCGGTAATCTGGATACACTCCACGCCAGACGGGTGTGCTGTGTAATGTGGCGGGTGGTTAACAAGGTCTTCGGCTATCTGTTGAACTGTTTTTAATGGCATAGGGTGTGCATAGCCTCCGTGTTTTTCTAAATAATCTTCAATTGTTTTCTCCTCACTCATACTTTGCTCCTAGCAGTTCTACCCTTGGGTGGTGAAATAGCCATGCTGCTGCATAGTCTGGTCTGGGTGCGTCAATCTCTATCTTCTCAGTGACTACGGTGTCTTTAATCTTTTTGTTTGGTGCCTTACGTTTGCCAACAAACTCAACAGAATCACCTTTGCCGTACCTGTATGCCTTCGTAGGCACCCCGTACTTACCACTGCGCCACTCACACACATAAATGTGACCGGCCTCCTCTAGGCGTCGTAGGTGAGCTGCAATGGCAGTAGCAACCATTTTCATTTCTTTGGCAATCTCAGCAGCAGTCATGCTTTTTTTGCTTTTCAGAATGTCAAGCACTTGTTCTTGTTTGGGGGTGATCATGTGTTTTTCTCCTCAATGTTATAAAACCAATTGTCATCCGCACTCCATTTGCGGGTGCCATCTACCGTCCAGAATGTTTGTGCCGCTTGAAAGTCAGGGAATTTTGTCTCGCTTGGTATTAGGCTTTGGTCGTACCACAGGCACCGGTTGTTTGGCTGGCAAGCAAACTGTCCGTTATCAAGACGTATAAAGTTAAACGATTTGTGTTCTTCTGCCTGTTCGGTAAAACCCGTATCCAAGTCTTGCCCATCCGCGCAAAAGTCTACGGTAAACAAGTAAGTACCAAACTGCCATGTCTTGTCTTTAGCCAAGAACTTAACGCCTAAGTTGCGCAGGCCAATCTTTTCGATGACCGTAAACCTATACCCCATGCAGTCCCAAAGTTGTAATGTGTCGATAGGCAGCATGGCAGGGCTATCTGTATGCCAAACATAAGCGTGGATGGGCAGCTTGTCGTACAGAGCACCGTAGTTAGGTAGTAGGCTCTCTATGCGAAACACCTGACCTCTGAGCGCTTTGATGCTGACCCAGATGGCGGGTTCGTATTCGCCGTGACCTTTGGTAAAGTTATATAAAAACTCACGCCGCACAAAGCACTTTAGTGGCGGGAGGGATGAGACGATGTAGCTCATGTGTTGCGCTCCTTTAGCTTGGCTTCTGCCCACCACACGGCAGACTGAAAAGCCTGTTCTGTCACCCAGCTTTGTTTTACGCCTTCTGCTATCTCCTCGTCAGTCAGCCCGACCCATATACGTTTAATCGCTTCAGTCTCGTCAATCCCATCTTGTTTGCCAGCAAAGTATGCTCGTTCATAAATGTCTAGTGGGTGTTGTGACTGCTCAACACTCAACCCACCAGACCGATGCGCCATGTCGGATGTGTCCCATTGTTCAAGTGCTTGGCGTAAATCGTCTACAACAATAGCAATAATATGCTCGTCAGCTCGTAGAAGTTTATTTTCTAGCACTTGCTTTGCTGACTCTGCGGCTTTGCGTAATTCAGTCATGCCTTTTCTCCCTTCAAACACCGATCATATAGATCACAACGCTCCGGACTGATGCATTCGCACTTGATTGGTTTCTTTGCTGCATCCCACCCCGCGCACCAAGCTCGGTATGCAAACCCTTGTGACTTGGTACCCTCCAAGCTGTCGTACCACAGGCTAAATAAGATGTCTTTGGTCATTTCTGCCACCTTGCTCTGATTGCGGCTGCGCAACTTTCCCAACTAGCGTCAATCCTTGCGCCCTCTGATTCACACAACTTTGCACACGCTTCACGTTCCATCAGAATGGCCTCTTCAATGGCCAAAACCACTGCGGCTTTGACTTGCTTTTTGCAGTCTTCAAAACCTTTTTCGTATTGATTCATTTTGCCTCCAACGCAGTCTTAATCAAGTGAACAATCTGGCGGCTGATTGAGCGAGTCTGGCTATCGGCTTGCGCTTTCACAACCTTGAATATCTCAATCGGCATACGGATGGTGACAAATCTATCTTTAGGTTCGATCATTTCTATTCTCCAGTATTTGTGCCTTGGCATCCTCAGCACCAAGTCCCACAATAACATGGTAACCAACACTTTGTAAATAATCAATCATGCCTTGTTGCTCTGGCGATATCTTGCCACCCTTGACTTTCTTCATCTCAATCCACAGTTTCCATGCCGGTACAAACAAGTCTGGGATGCCAGGCACCACGCCCTCGACCTTAAGCTTCATGGCTTGCGTCTTGGAGCGCAGTCCCCCATTTGGAATCGCAAAGATTAATGTATCCGGATAGGTGCGGCGAAACCACATGATAAGGTGGGCTTGTTCTAGGTGTTCTGAAGTCACCATGTCATTCCCCGCAGAAACAAGCAATGCCTTCTTCATCTGGATCAATAAGTGATATCTGATCTTTTGTAAACTGCGCCATGCTTGCATAGCCAGGACGATCTTTGCGAAAGGTGGCACCGCTTGGTTTGGATGCCAATACCATAGCTTCCATATTTGCCCACCAAATCGCACGCTCTGGCCTTTCAGCAATAAGTGTTGCAATCTGATTGGCTGGCTTTAAAAAACACAGATCACAATTGCCCGCCAATGTCCTACCGTTATATGTCGGCAACTCAAGATTAAATGATTGTTTTGCCCAAAAATTACCTACATCTTGAACACTTACTTTTGCAGTAAATAGAGGTATCCTGCGCTTATCCGCTACCTTTGTGGCGCGACGTGCTTCGTCATATCGCAACCCTATCCATGATGCGTTCTCTAATTCTGATTTTGTGCAATCGTCAAACAGTCCAGAGTGTTTAAGAAAACACGCCATAGTGCGTATTTTTAATTCACTTGTGCAAAACCTTGTTACTGGATTAGGTAAATATTGACGCTTGCGAATGATTGCCTCAAACGGTTCCCCGTTTCGTGCGGCCGTCTCATAAGTAACTTCTTTGTACCTATACTCTGGCTTTTCGTGTTCTTGATATTCAATCCAATGTATTTTGACATTCCAATTAACAGAACAATCGTTAACAAACTTTAGTGTGGCTTCCTCTTCTTTGCCTGTGTTTGCAAAGCACACAATGCCATCATCAGGCATCTTCCCGCCATGTGCCTCTAGCACTTTGTAAAGCATATAGGCAGAAGTCCTGCCGCCAGAGAAGCTTATGCACGTTGGTTCTGTAATTTCGTATGGGTTTACCATAATCTTTTCACCACCTTATAAAATTTGCCATCCCGCTGGTAAGAAATCATGCGAGGCGGGTTAGCCTGGTTCATCTGCACCACCAAATAATTGATAGGTGCCTGCTCTTGGTTAATGCCAGACAGCACTGCCTTTGCTTGGTTGCCTATGTCATGCAACAACTGCCATGATTTCTGCCCAGCAAAGCCTTGATTAAAAATGGGCAAATACTCAGTAATTGGCGGGTCAGTCAAGCCACCATAGTAAGTGACAGCAATCATTTCGTTGCCACTGGCACGGCTAACATGCTTGCGCCAATGCCAATCAGTCACCGGCATATCCATGCCATTTAGCCCCATGATGTCGTCATGGCGCAGCACTAACTTCTTTTCTTCTGGCGGTGGGAATGCGTGACCACAGTTCGGGCAGACCTTAGCAGAGATATGCACAATCTCATGGCACTCATCGCACACCTTGACCGGTACCTCGCCCTCACCCGACCCACCCTTTTTTGGTGGCTGCACGTTGGTGATCGGACCGTGCGTCTCGACCACCCCCGCAAAGTCGAGCACCAAGCAGTGATCGGTGTGACTCTTGGGGCGCATACCACGCCCTGCCATCTGGACATAGAGCGATGCGCTCATGGTTGGGCGTAGCATAGCGATCAGGTCTATATCCGGATAGTCAAATCCTGTGGTCAGCACATTGGCATTGGTCAGCGCACGAATGCGCCCAGCCTTAAACTCGGTCAGTATCCTGTCACGCTCTGCCTTGGGTGTTTCACCGGTCACACACGCTGCAGTCACGCCCTGCGCAATTAATTCTTGGCATACGTTCTGTGCGTGTTTGACACCAGCGCAAAAGAACAACCAGGCGCGTCGATCACAGGCAAGCTTGATGACCTCACGCACCACTTGTTTATTTTTATCGGCATTGTCCACTGCCGCCTGCAACTCGGACTCAATGTACTCGCCACCACGCTTGTGTACACCCGACACGTCAAAGCGCTCGGACGTGGTTTTGCTACGCAGGGTCGCCAAATATTTTTTATAAACTAACTCCTCAATGCTGACCGGCTCAATCAACGCATCAAACAATGCCGGTTTATCCGTGATTAAACCGTGCCCAAGGCGATAAGGCGTGGCGGTCAACCCTACCACCCTAAGATTAGGATTAATCGCTTGTAGGTCGTTTAAAAGGGTGCGGTATCCGCCCTCATCTTTGTGGCTCACTAGGTGACACTCATCAACAATCACCAAATCAATGTGTCCAAGCAGGGCTGCCTTGGTTCTGACTGACTGAATGCCGGCAAAGGTAATGGGTTCACCCAATTGACGCTTGCCGATCCCTGCGCTATAAATACCCAAAGGCGCTCCCCTCCAGTGGAGTCTCATTTTCTCTGCATTCTGAACAATCAACTCTTTGACATGCGTCAACATAAGAATTTTTGTTTTTGGCCAAGATTGCAGCGCGTCCTTACACAGCGCCGCCACGATGTGGCTCTTCCCCGACCCAGTTGGCAGGACGAGGCACGGGTTGCCGGTTGGGTTCTTGTGAAACCACGCATATAGCTGATCGATGGCGCGTTGTTGGTAGTCACGCAACATCAAAATATCTCCGCACCAAAGTCTTTACGCAAGGTCTTGATGAACTCATCAGGACTCGCACAGGCTTTGTAATTGGCAACAATTTCGCGGCTGGAAAAGACATCCGGACCTTTAATGCCATTACTAATCTCACCTTCTGGCGTGATCCAGATAACGTCATCGCCCAAAATCTTGACCTTCCACGGTACTAGATCAGGGTGCAGAACGTGCGCCTCGCAGCCAGCCTTTTGATTCTCAAAACTTAGTTTGACGTTGTACTCTAAACAAGACCAAGTGCCATCTTCATTGGCACTGCTGTAAGTACAAGTCCGACAGTTAACTTCCTTAGTCAACTTAGTCTTATGGCAAAACTCATGCGCCGCACAGAACCGGCATTCAAACCATGTAGGGTCGGTGCTAATGGGTGGTGGCATACGATCAGCCTTGACCAAGCGATGGCCACGCTCCACGCCCTTCTGAGCCACAGCCTTATCAAGCTTGACCCGCTCGGTATAGATACGGTCGTCGTCCTTGCATATCGCCACATACAGCGCACGGTCAAGCTTCATCCCTAGCATGTACATCTGCATCTGGACAAAGTGCATGGGCTTGGACTTCTCAACGCCATCCTTTAGCAAACTATCAAACGATTTCTTGCCATGCGTCTTGATCTCCAACACATGGGGTGTCTTGGGTGCTTCTGGCACACCAGATTCAATGATGCCGTCAATGCTGCCAGAGACATGGCACCCGAAGTCCACCCGACTTTGGTTAGCACCGGTCTTTTGCACACTCATACCAATAGCGCGTAGGTCTGACACAACTTGTGCCTCCTCAGTCTGACCACGTCTGAACAGGCGCAGGATCCGACCAGGGAACTTCTCGACCACCGCCATTCTAAACGATAGCCATAGCCACCGATCGCAGGGGTGACCCAGTACGCTAGCACCCATGTGGGGTCGAGCACCACCCTGATTATCTTCATGGTGCTTGTCAATCAGTGCTTCAATCGTGTATTCTGACTCTGGTATTTTCATGTACCTCTCCTTGGTTTTTTTGCCCCCAACCGTGTGGCTGGGGGCATTTTTTTACTTCTTAACCCAAGGTGGGGCTGCCTTAGCTGCTGCCGGTGCTTTGGCTGCCACTGGTGGTGCAGCGCCATTAGACTTGTAACCCTTGACGTCGTTCGATGCGCCATACTGCTCGGACTCACGCACATCTAGCTTAATGCTCAACTGTCCACCAATTAATTGATCAGTGTCTTGCACAGTTGTCAAGCCAATTGCTCGCATAAGCTCACCAAGCTGCTGGCGACCAATCTCCTCAGCCTTGGGGTTTGGGTTCTTGATGTTCAGGTTGCCAAACACCACGCGCCCTTGGTGGGTGGGTCCAGTAATGTCATAGCGCACAGCAATATACTGACCCGTGCCTGCTTTGGTGTTTTTGATCTCCGCACCGTTCACCACTGCTGTGTACCAGCCAGCCGGTAATGGTTCAAAATTACGGTCAGAGACGGGGAGCGCGTCAACGCTGAAGGTTTCGAGAAGTTGTGCCATGATATTTATTCCTTAATGATTGTGAAAGATGGGCGACCGTTGGTGGTCGTAATAGCGTCCTGCAAAACTTCAGTAATGCTTACATCTGCTGACTTCCATGCCGAGGCATTGACTTCAGGCTTCCACCGAAACAGGCTGGATAAGTGCTGGGTTAAACCAAACTCTGCTGCTAAATCTTGAAGCTTGTCGGCATTGACCTTGCGATCTAAGCGCCCCACGACCTTGACCTTGTAGCCATCGGCATCGATGTTCTGAGTGCCGTCGAGGGTTTTGGCGATGTCTAACTCCATAACCAATTGATCCTCAATGCTGCGACGCAATTCGATCGCTGCTTTCTCTGCTTCTTTGGCGTCGAGCCATTGTTGGTAGAGGTTCATACTTCCTCCCGTGCGCGAATCATTGCGTCTGCCATCTGATAAGCTTCAGTAGCATTCATAAGGTGGGTGTTAAACACATTGTCACGGTGGGCAAAAATGCCCGTTATGATTGCCGCCGCAAAGTAATCCCGCAATGTCATGCCGCGCAACACTTCGCTATTAATAATGGTTGGAAATGCTTGTTGTTGTTTCATATCAACCCCCAATCTTTGCAATGATGGCACCAAGGTCGGGTGCTTCCCAAGTGTCAAGCTTGCCGCTACGATCCTTGGCTTGCCAGATACCGTCGCTGTCACACATCAGCGCACGTTGCGCATTGCCCTCTTGATCTTTCTCCACACGGAGTGCCAGAACCATGTCAAAGAAATAAGGTAATTGTTGGCCTGTCTTGTTACCAGGCATCGAAGGTGCATAAAGAATTCGACCAGTTTCATCAGTTGCCTTTTCGCACTTGGCGGTAAAGTAAACGTGCTTGTTGGGGATATCACGGAACGCACGGATGATGTCAGACATCTGCTCCTGCATGGCGCCGTAGGCTTGGCGCGGATCTTTTGCAATCTTCTTCTCATGATTCAAAACAACTTCAGCAATCTCGCTAATTGAATCCAGAGTGATTGACTCAAAGTGCTTAGCTTCGTCAGATTCAGTCACCCATCTGTACGCTTCCATCAGTGTGTCGTAAGATGACACCTCAACAAAAGGCACGTCAGCATCAGCAATAGACAAAAGACCGCCTTCTGCTGAGAACACTACAGGATTAGGCAGTGTTGGAATCAGTGAGGTTTTGCCAGCTCCTGCATTACCGTACACCAATAACTTCACGCCGTTAGCGTGTAAACCTTTAGTACTGCGTAGATTGATAGCCATGTGGCTCTCCTAAGTGATCGCTTGTTGGGATATCCGTTTAGCGATTGATTGAATTATTGCATAATTAAATGTATAGTGTCAACAAGTAAATTCAATTTAATTACAAAAGGCACAAAAATGTTAACCATTGACCAAATCTTTGAGCTTCTACAGGATAGGGCGGTGCCTGTGGTGGCAGAGCGTACCGGCATCCACTACAACACTGTGTTGAACATCAAAAACGGCACAAATAAGAACCCGTCCTATGAAGTGATTAAGAAATTGTCCGATTACTTTCAATCATGAGCATCCCTATGACCACAACAACCAAGCTAGATGCGGCTCTTAGCTATGCGTCATGGGGCTGGCATGTCTTGCCATTGATCCCAAACGATAAGCGCCCAGCCTCGGCACATGGCGTACATGATGCGACCACAGATGCAGATCAAATTAAGAGATGGTGGGCGCAGAATCCGAATTACAACATTGGTATCGCAGCAGGGGAAAAGTCCGGCATTGTGGTGTTTGATATTGACCCCCGCAATGGTGGCGACGAATCGTGGGACGATTTCACAACCGAGCACGGCGCGGTGCCAGACGGCATATGTCAGCTAACAGCCGGTGGTGGCCAGCACTATATCGCCCAGTGGCGAGATGGTTTGAAAAGTTGTGAATTGCGCAAAGGTGTTGATTTCTTGGCTGGTGGGCGCTACTTTGTGGTCGCACCATCAAGTGTGAATCAAAAAGAATACACATGGGAAGCGTCTGGCGACCCGACCGATGGTGTTTGCCCTTTTGTCATACCAGACCAATGGCTTGCAGCAATGGCCGTGCGCAAGGTGATTGTAAGCGCCACCGATGGTGCCTTGATTACCGGCAACCGTAATGCAGGCTTGGCGTCTCTCGCAGGGTCAATGCGTCGCAATGGGTTTTCAAACACCGAGATTCACGCAGCCATTAGCATAGTCAATGCCGAGCGGTGCGACATTCCCCTGCCAGCATCAGACATCAGACGTATTGCTGAGAGCATATCCCGATATGAGCCAGAGCATGATTTAGGGGCATCTGTTTCCCTTGGCAATGCCGCAGCCGATAGTTTAATAAATAAAAATATTGATGTTATTGAAAAGTTAAACGCCGTCTTTGGCGATCAACTTGGCACTGAGTACGAAGCACCCAACGAACTAGTCGAGGGTTTGATGACCATAGGGAGTGCCGTGGTCGTATATGGCGACAGCAATTCAGGCAAGACATTCTGGGCGCTCTCGGTCGCGGCATCCGTGGCAATGGGTACAGAATGTTATGGTCGTCGTACTGACCCTGGTCTTGTTGTGTATCTGGCAAGCGAATCCCCTGCTAGCATCCGCTCACGTATTCAGGCATTAAAAAAATACCATAACGACGACTTAGAAAACTTGGTTGTTGTTCAAGCACCCGTTAATTTTTACTTAGGCGATGGCGACGCCACCGACGTAATCGCTTTGGTTAAGATGGTCGAGCAAATGAAAGGGCAACCGGTACGCCTGATCGTGGGCGACACCCTTGCCAGAATCAGCGCAGGAGCGAACGAAAACAGTGGGGAGGATATGGGACCGGTCATGTCCCGTTTTGACGTTGTGGCAGCCGCAACACGCGCTTGTATTATGATTATTCATCACAATGGCAAAGACGCCGCCAAGGGGTCAAGGGGCTGGTCCGGTATCCGCGCCCACATTGATACAGAGATTGAAGTTAACGAAAAGGATGGGGTTAGATCGGTTACCGTCACAAAACAGCGTGAATTACCCAGCAAGGGCGATGCGATTTACTTCAAGTTGCACGTTATTGAGATGGGCAAAACCAAGTTTGGCAAACCGGCGACCACTTGCGTGGCAATCCCAGATGATGATTCACAGACACAGAACCCCCACCAGCCCCTGACAAAGTACGATCAAAACGTACAGTTATTAGAACGCGCTTGGCGTGTCTCAGGTGCCGAGATGCGCAACAATAGCCCGTACCTGTCCAGAAGTGCCCTAATTGACGTCATTATGGGCGATGGTAACTCACAGCGCACGGCAGAGAATAAAGTGCTGCCAGGGCGCAAAGATGGGTTAATTATGCCAATGCTCAATGCCGGAGTAATGAAACCATATGAGCATGGCTGGATATTTGTAAACCCAACACAGACCACTGCGATGGTTATGCTATCCAATAATGATAAAGAGTAACCCCCTTTTGCCCCCTTTGACCCCCAAGGGGGTTCAGGGGGTTTGAAGGTAAAGTAGGGCGACCAACCCCCGCCCACCCCCTACCCCCTATAGGGGAGGGGGAAAGGGGGTTAGCCTATACGGGGTCTTTTTGGGGGTTAACTTCAATATCCGTCACATTATCAATCAATCTAGACTCAGCACTCCTTAGTGCTTCATTAATGGATATCTGAGTGTGGGTGACGCTTACATCAATCTTGTCGCCCCATTGTTTGGGTCTAAGTTTTGATGCGGTCCACTTACGAGCGTCAATGCGCAAGCGCTGGCGATTGACCCAGGCATTGATCAATTGAGGGTCTAGTCCTTCCGGTGGCATTTCATCCGATAGATCTACTAGTTCATCCGCGAGATAATCCCCGCGCTCTGCTATTGCTTCTCTGTACTTG